CTCCACCAGAAGTACCGCAGTCAATATATTGGATACCATACTTAGAAAGCCTCTCTGCTCTCCTGCGAGAATCTTTAAAGTTGCTATTGCCATGATCAATAATAATATCCCCGTCGCCAAGTAATGGTAATAGCTCATTGATAGTGTCCTCCACTAATTCTGCAGGAATTACAAGTTGAAAGATACCAGGACATTTACTGACTTGAGTATCTTGATGATGCACTTGTTCCACAAGGTTTTCAATAGTGGTAGTAACTCCACTCACATAACCTTTTTCAAATGCTTCTTCCGCTTTTTTGTAGTTACGTCTGTAACCCCAAACCTCAATACCTGCTTTCATCATACGGCGGGACATACCCTCGCCCATTCTACCTAATCCGATGATACCTACTTTCATTCTTTTACCTCGTATTTTATTCATTTAATCATTTCGATCGCTTTGTGTAGTTCTTCGGCGTGGTTTATCTCATCTTGCATAATCTCTTCAATACGTTTGTCTTCATAATTGCAAAGAAACTTGTTATATGTTTCAGCAGCGTGAAGTTCTACCTCATAGGAGAGATGGTAAGCAGACCTAGGAGCCAACCAATAATAAACCACGTTGACCCAATAGTAGATAAGTACAAGGTGTCTGGCGAAAGCGCGATCCACCCAATAAGCATTACCGCCCCTAGATTCCATGTACTCCAGATGTTCTGTTTCGTTAAGAGTTTGAGCAAAATGTTCCTCCATTAGATAGAGATGTTCTGGACCACGTAGACCCATAGATTCTCTTAAATGCAACACACTAAGAAAAGCAAAGTAGGGTGCTCTAGCAATTTCTTCTAGTACCCAAAATCTTTGATAATCTCTGCCTTGATATAAGAAATCAATAATTGCTACAGTGATATCTAAAAAGAATTTGTTAAAAGTGTTCATCATCTTCATCCTCATATAAAGGACATGGTTCTTCAAATAGATGTGACATACGAAGTTGATTAATTCTTTCTCTCAGTTGTTTAAAGAACTCTCTCTTTTCGTCATCTGTCATCATCTTCAATACAACTCCTCTTCTGCCTCCGCCTTTATTACGCAGTCTGATTCTGGTAGTGCAACGCATAGTAATACAAACCCTTCTTCAAGTTGGTCATCATCAAGAAAAGATTGTTCCTCCTGGTTGACAGTGCCCTCAAGCACTTTACCAGCACAAGAAGAACAAGCTCCTGCTCGACAAGAATATGGCAAATCTATACCCCCATCATCTGCAGCATCTAGAATGTATTGATGGTCAGCACATTCAAAAGTTTGTGTGCCATCTTGTGTTTGAACTGTGATTGAATATTGTGCCATTATTGTACGTGAATAGTGCCTATCATGCCAGCACCTTTATGAGGAGCACACCAGTAAGTATAGTCACCAGAGTCATTAAAAACAACGTCAAACTCTTCTCCTGGTAACATTGCCAGGGATTCGTGACCTAAGTCTGGATGGTCCTCAACAATAACATTATGAGGTGGTAGCACGTTATTAACAAAGTGAACTGACTCCCCTGCAGAGATGGTCACTTCAGATGGTTCAAAGACAAGGTTGCCCTCATAACCCATCTGAACGTCTACTGCGAACGCTGGATATGCCAGAAATAATGAAAAGATAAATGCGAAAATAAACTTCATAAAGTTTACGCAACTACACTATCTATATCTTCCTCATTGAGTTATAACGAGGGTTTGTTTTGACTTCCTGACTAATCATTTCACCAAATTCTGTAACACATTTACCCCATTTTTCTCTTGCTTCAGGGGCACCTATTGCTTTTTTCGCCACAAAGTGTGCCACTCCCTCCACAAAGCAGCACACTCATCCGACTTTTTTTGTAAATGCGGTTCCCGATACATGGGAAACCCGTACAAAGTATGTTCTATTTAGATCACATTTTGTATTTTTCGTCGCCCTTTGTAGGAACAGTTGTAATACTAAGAGGTGCTTGCTCAATACGAATAATTTGAGCAGGAGCTGCTTGAGTTGCTTTCTCAATCAACTTCTCCATGTCTGCTTTAGTAACTGCACCAGCACCATTAGCACCGTTCATCTTCATAGTACCATCTCCAGACTTCTTCGCCGTCTGAACCCCAAACGTAGCTAAAACCCCAGTGAACACGCTAGCTATGAAAGTTGGATCAATCTTCTGCTGTGGCAGTCCAGGGATAGTCACATAGTTAAGAGTAAGAATACCACCAGACCAAACAAGAATACCCAGTCTTACCAATGTACTAAGGACTGCTAATTGTTCGTCAGCATCCTCAACTTTATCTTTTAGTCTGCCAAGAGGACCTTTCTTTTTAGAATCTTCCTTCTTTACTTCTTCAGGCATGAGTCACCAGCAAAGGCAACTCTATTTAGAGAGGTATCCGTTTTCAATCAACCACTCACGGGTCATGGGTGTTGGTTCGTAGTCAGTCCACATAGTTCCAGCAGCACAGGACTGAAGTGCTTTCATAGTCATACCCTCAGTTTTACCTGCCCAGGTTGCTTCTTTCTCCCAAGGAATAGCAGAGGGTTCAAATGCATATGTTTTCTTTGCCATTTCCTGCCAAATTTCAGGAACATCTTCTTCATTCAAGATAATAGCAATCATGCTATTATTAATAGTTCCTGCCATACAATCTTGTGCAGCGTGCCAACCCTCATGACGCATCACTGACATCAATACACCAGGACGACGCATATGTGATTTATTCAGAAAGAAGTTATTACCAACGGTATGATAAACTCCACGATGTCCTATAGGAAAATATTTTTCATCTGCTAAAAACACGTTAACTCCGACCTGGTTAAGGGCGACAAGCATATTGTTGAATTCGTCAGCAACATGATAAAAATCGTCAGTATTGGGATACTCACCAGAAATATCCAGAAGACTAAAGACTTTGTTGACTCCATCGGTACATTCTCGAAGTAACATGCACCCCATGGAATGATTACTATAGTATTCATCCTCTTTAATCGGGTCAGCAAGCACAGGAGCAGCAATGGACGCTGCTGCCAGCAAGCTCATAATAATTTTTTTCATATCAGAAAGGAAGTGCAGGTCCAGTTGTGGAGGGAAGTTTGGGCATCGCAGCGTCTAACATGCCAGGAAGCACGTCTGCAATAGCCTCTTTTGCTGCTCTAGTGACATTCTCTGTCACTTGTTCAGAGATAGCACCTCTACGCCAGTATACATAACCAGATGTTGCTAAGATGCTAGACAGTCCTAAGAATGATAGAACTGCTAATACGTTAATTACCTTTTGCATAATATGCCTCGTAGTATTTTGTTATGCCTGCTGTATGCATGTTGCCCTGTGATACCCAATCATTAGCACACTCATAAATGGACTGACTTGAGTATTTTGGAACTACTCCGTCCATTTGTCCTCCAAACTTTGTTAGAAGAATTCTGAGTGCTTGCTCTCTGACTTTTAGTTTTTGATCGTTGTAGCGCCAGTCATCGATGGACATTTTCTGAACCGCCTTGAAAATTTTCTGAACCACCAATAGGATTTAGTTGAAGAGTTGTCTTTCCACTTTGTGTAGCAATATCATACATCTTTTGATGCATTCCGTCATCACCAATAGACCTCTTTTTAAACTCATCTACAGCAGTGTAAGGTGCGTACAGTGGTCCTTCGTAGTTTCCTCCGAAGGTTACTTTATCTTTCGGTTCAATAGGTTGACCGTAAGGTCCACTAAACCAATCATCAAGGACATGTTGATTTGATGGGACACCAGTGTAATAGTTCAAAGCGTCTTCTTTGAAGGCTTGACTTTCACAGTCCACAGTCTCTTCATCAATAGCACATTCAATGTCTTTTTCAGAGGGTTTCTTAAAAAGATTTTTGATGAGTTTAAGCATTAAAAAGGAGCAACGCTGTGCTCCTATGATACTGGTTTATTTATTTTTTGTCAAGAGGGTGATGGTGCAAATACTGGTGTCATCACTCCTCCATCTGGTGGACCATCATCGTCCTCATTCTCACTCAGTGCAAGCATCACAAAAAGTGGTGTAATAATAAAAATAAGTGTTTGAAATATATTCCAATCATATGTCATGATTTTATTGCTGCAGCGGCAATTGGGATTAGCAACAGCACTGCTACTGCTATAAATCCCATCACCAAATACCAGGAATAAGTTGTCCTGTTGCTGCGTAAGATCCCATTGCTGCAACTACACCAAGCAT